CCATTACGAAAACAAGATACTGCATTTTGTGTTACAATCTTCATATAAGATAATTTAAAGTAACTGCTTCGTTGCAATTACAATACAAAGATAAGGTATAGGTTTTAATTGTGCAATAGATAAATTCAAAACTTATTAACAAAATATTGTTGATAACTTTATTTGTATATGTCGTTTTAAAGTCGTACCTTTATAAAAAATTAATTGGGGAAGCACTCCCCACAAGGGTTCGTGTTTTTTTCGACACGCATAGGGTATACTCCAACGCACACCCCCCCAAAAATTTGAGTATAGGGTAGGACGGAGTCTACTCTTCCTGTGTTGGTATTACACACCGCCCTTTGTCAAATCCTTACCGCCTATTTATTTTATCTATCCATATTGTTCCCCACTTTTGTTACACAAAGATACGATAAAGAAATCAATTATCCAAACTTTTTTTCAATTATTTTTAGGCACAAAAAAAGGGGGACAATTTGCCCCCCCCCAACTAATATTTAAGTTAGTTAATTCTAATAATGTTATTCAGGTCTAATACTATTAGTAATGTAGCGAATGCTAATACAGTAGCAGTAAAAAATATCTCCCCCTCGTTTTTTTTGATAAATTGTTTCATCGTTTTTATTTTTAGATTAGTTAATTAATACTCGAACACTTCTAACTCCGAACAAAGTTGCAAGAAAGTATCTTTGTCGCAGAAAAGGTTTCCGTGTGCGTGTGCCTCTTGTTCAACCTCTTCATCATAGTCCATACTTTCGATAGTACCATAGCCACCAACATTAAAAATGTGTGCTTGTAGTAAGATAAAATCGTGTGGCTTGTCTAACTCCGTTTGCATTGTTTCAGTAGAGATAGTTTGAATTAATTCCTTGATGTTGTTTTTAGTTACCATATAAAATAGTTTAAGATTAATAATGACAAATGTACAAATAAAAAATGACACTACCAAATGATAGTGCCACTTTTTTTAAAAAACTTTTAGATTAGTTAAGTTCTAAACTTAAAAACTTCTCTCGCAGTTGTTCTCTTGTTGGGGTTGCATTGGGTATAATGTTCCCCTCTTCGTCTAACACCACAACCCCACATTGTTTTTTAAGCCAATCCCCACAAGTATCATAGTTGTTACTAAATAGGATATATGCTAAAGTTTCATATTGTTTCTCCTCTACTGACAAAAGTTCCCACAACCCCGCTTTCTCGCCATAAACCGCTTTAAAAAACTTGTGGTTTTGTACGTGTATACGCATTGCATTTTCTATATCGTCACTCTCGAACCCCAATCCTTTCGCCAAAGTAGAAAGACCGCTATCGTTCAAAGTTTGAATTAGTTTACCTAAATTATCAATAGGTAAGTCCCCCAACATTGTGCTTTGAGTTTCATACTCGTAATCATCAATCTTTGCAAAGTTATTTAATTGCTCGTAAGTCCTTGCCCAATAAGAGTACTCTTCTTTAAAGTTCCCTCTTTCGATAGTGAATCTACCGCTAACTTCTACTGATGCAGTTTCTTTTACTGACGTTACTTTAATCTCTCCGCCTACTACAAGTAGACCTTTTAATAAATCATTCATATAAAATAGTTTTAAATTGGCACCATTGCCGATACAAATATACAAATAGTTTTTTGTTCCACCAAATTTTTTTGCATAAAAAAAGAGGAAACTTTCGTCCCCCCTTTCTCCTCTTTAACAATTTCAAATTAACTAATTCAAACCGACTTGCCCGAATATATCTATGCAGTACACCTCGTGAACACTTTGGCAAAGGTTTGCCATAGTTACACCCAAAATTGTACCTATCAATTTCTCCCCCTTAAAAATATCGGCTTGGATACCGAACTCTAATAACAATACTTCTACTCTCATAACTAACGATTTGGTTTTACATTAAGTAATACGATAATAACAACTAAAAGAACTCCCCACAATATCATAGTAATAAATTTTAATTAGCATACCGCAAAACTACGAATAAGTTTTTGGATACGCAAGTGATACAATAAAAAATCTAAACAAATTTACCTTTACAAGCATTCACAAGGTAGGAACGTTACTAACCCAATTACTTTAGAGCGTTTCATTTTTTATCTTCATTAGCACTGAACATTGCATTTCCTAGGTACAATCTTCCCAAGCGACAAAATAGAAACTCACAAACTAAAATCTTTAGCATGCTACAAATGGTCGATAACCGCAATTCCGATTTGCTAAATGGTCTACACCAAGTATCGTTTAAAATAACCCCTCTTTCGAGGGGCTTAATTTGTTTAGGCAAAAAGCCAATCAACTACACAGATAACAGGTACAAGGGTAAAAGTACAAGTAATGCACCAATCAATAAATCTGTACTTATCTGTTACAGAAACATAAATAACGTGAGCAATAAGCCCAATAATACAAACTGAAAAAAGGATAATGTATAACATAAGATTAGTTAATTTAAAACCCCTCTTTCGAGGGGCTTGGTTAATACTAGTAAGCCATTTCTAGGGCTACTTTCTGTGCGATGTCGTTCAATTTAAGACCGCCACCTACTAGAAGATAATCGTTTCTATCTTCTGTCTTCGCTACGTGGTTAGTGTAATGTGTAATACCATTAACTAAGCCCCATAGTGTTGAGCCCGTTCTACTGAACTCTAACTCGATGCTTTCTTGAACATTGTCAAGGATAGCCTTTTTAGTCCCGTGAAGTTCCGAATACAACGATTGGTTATATCCTAAAGTCTTCATCAAAAACTCTTCTACCTTAGCCTTATCAACGCTAGTTCTGTTTAGCTGTTGGATATACGCTTCAAAATCATTTATGCTGTCTGTAGCTTTCGCTATGTCGTTGCATAAAGAAGAAGCCTTACCAACATTACCTTTGGTATTCTTGAAAGATACAGCGAACTCTGTCCGCCACGCTTTCATACCATTTGAACAAACTAGTCTGAAACAGCTAATAAATAAGCTAGTTTTAGTTAATCCGTCAAAGCCCGTAGCAAGGTTGATTTTAACAATCATCTCGTCTTCTTGACCTCTTAGGTTAGTGAAGCCCATTTTCTTGATAGGTGCTTCAAAAACAATCTTCTTACCGCCTTTTAGTTCTAGGTAGGTAACATCATTGAAATCGGCATCGGTTTGATACAAGCAGTTTTCAAACTCGTCAAACAATAGCTTAGGCTGTGTTGGGGTAAAATCTTTACCAACTGAACCTAAAGCTTGACCGCCCGTTGCTCTGTAAACCCCGTAGCTGTCCGGGTTATCGAACCCCTCTAGCCCCGTGATTAGTGGTACTTTTACCACGTCAAACAATTTACCTTTGATACTCTCAATGTTAGCGTTTCCGCTTGCGATGTTAGATAAAATCTCCATACTTAAAAAAATTAAAATTAGAATTAGTTAATTTGAAAATAAACCCCTCTTTCGAGGGGCTTGAATTAATTTGCAACAGCGTAATCATAAGCCCGTTTAGAGAGCATTATTTTACCATTGTTGCGGTAAAAGGGGCGGTTGTGTTCATCGAACTCAACCAACTTGATGTCACACTCTAAAATGTAACCTTCAAGTTCTAGGAACTTTGTTAGACAATCGGGACAACCAACATTTTCATGCTCCCAAATTCTAGCCCAATTTGTTGCTAGCATTGGCGTTGAACACAAAGTACCACTAGTACCACTCATAGCGATGTGAGTTTCATTACTCCAAACCGCACCTTTATTACCATAGTGGTAGAAAGGATTTTTCAAATTACTTGCTTTCATAGTCAAGAAATTAAGTATAAACAACCACTTCTGTAGGTAGGTTGTAACTCCTTATTCGATATGTCAAAGAACAAACAACAGCATCATCATAACCACAGCACAAAGATACAAATACTTTTCATATAAACTAATTTAAAAGTAACTTTTTTTATAAAAGTTATTAACATATAATTGTTAATAAGTATAAGATATAGTAATTACGGGCAAAGATAAACAACAGCCCTCTATAACGTCAAATAAAGCGTTTTAAAGAACTTTGATAGTGGTTTGGTATCTAACTATCAATTAGTATAAGAACGTGTCTTAAAACAAAAATGCTGATGAATAAAGGGATTGCTGATGTACCTGTAAAATAATTGACGTGACCTAATGTTTTCCCGATTATTTTACACTAAAACAATTAATTTAGAAACTTTCTAAACAAGAAACTAGCCACAAACTAACTAGTGTAAAGTAACACTAACTTATTATAGTCTATCCTTATAGCAGTGCAGTATAGTATAGATAAATAGTATAAATATAACTTGCAAAAGTCAAAACTCTTTAGCTGCTTTCTAAGGCAAAAACTTTTTTATATAGTATCATAGGGGGGGTAGCCCAAAAATTCCCGAATCGTGCCGGGCTTTTCCTATAGATGGGTAGGGTGTCCCCCACATATAGCCATTTTTAATATAGCCACTTTAAAATACTATTAACATTTTATTAACAGATACCGGGGGGGTACAAAAAACCCCAGCATATAGCCGGGGGTAGTTTTACTAGTATACGTTACTAGGGTCCTCTTCACAATCGTAGTTCATAAACTCTATAAACTTATCGAACTGCTTCTTTCTTTTTTCTCCAAATATCCTTTTTAGATTATTGAAGAAAACAAGACTGATTTTGTTTTTTCTCATTTTTTAACCTTTTAAATTTTTTACCCAACATTTTTTTGCTTTATAATTATAGTACTTTAGAAACAATGATTGTGCGAATACAATCAGACTGCTTAATGAATAAGCTATTTCTAGTTTTTGTACTATTCGTTTATGAGATGTGGGTCTTACTCTCATTATTTTAGGCATCCAAGATATATCTTCTGAACATACTACAGGGACTTTTGCTGTTACGCTATCTGCTGTGACTATGTTGAAAGATTCTGAGAAAGAAACTTGCATACATATATCCATTTGAGATACTGCTTTTAAAAAGTCGTTATGTTTATACCATCTGTGATGTACGAGTTCGTGTTCTGAGTACTCAAACAAAGCTTCTAAGTTTTTTAGAACGTTGTTTCCATTTTGTTCTACTCTGGAACTGTTGACATGGAATCTTAGCTTTCTACCTATGTTACTTGCAAAATCAATAGCTGCTAGAGCTTGTTGATATGTGTTCTTCATTGGTCTTATTGCACCAAAACAGCCGATGTCTATATAATCAAAATCTTGGTTTTCTTTTTTCTCCTTTATGAAGGGGTCTGCGTGGTATATGTTGGGTAGGTAGGTAAATTTACCAAAAGGTAAAGAGTAATCAAACTGCTGTGTAAGTTCTTCTGTGTTTGGTGCTATCTCTAATCCCAGGTTTGCGTATTGTATAATCCATTTTGTGGCTAACCCTTCGTTTGCTAAGAAGGGTGCTTTTGAATGAATTCTTATAATCCACCTCCTATTTTTGTGTCTTGGAATCTTGAGTAGTTCTTCAAATTTTCCTGGAGGGCACCATAAAGCTTCTATTATAACAATGTCCGGGTTGTAGTTTGTAACTGCTTTGTCTATACCGTTAGAATCTACTATCGGAGTAAGTTCTGATTCTATTCCAATACTGTTTAAATAGTTTCTTACGAATGTGGCTGAATTAAACAGTCCACTTGTAACACCATAGGTATCTTTTACTCTATCACAAGTGATAAATTGTACTCTCATTTTAGTCTAATAAGTCTGTTATAAAAGAACGGTTAGTTAAATCTTCTTTGTTCTTGTCTGCTCTTTCCTGGGCAGCTTCTAACTCTTTTTCTGTAAAAAGTAAACATCTTTCGTTGCTTCCGTCTGCGTTCTCTACTTGAACTGCAATATAAAAATCAGATGAACCAAATGTTCTTTCTGTGTTTTCTACTCGAATAAGTCTTCCTTGTTTTACTCTTACTTGGTCTAATACGTTTGCCATTTTTGTTATTTTAAAAGCCCCCCTTTAAGAGGGCTTAGTTTTTATTGAGTGAGGTCGATTAATATAATAGCTTAGCGATTTACTGCTTTACTATAAATTTTTTGGTAACTTGTTCCAATTATATCTATGAACTCTTTGTGTTCTCTGTTAATACGTTCTATTTCTAGATTGATGAACCAGGCTACTTCCGGGTCAGCAACTTCAACCAGTTCGCAGAAGCTCCACAAGAACTCACTTCCATCTGTAAATATCAAAGTGTAGTCTTCTGAGAATCCCCACTTACCGGTAAATACACCGTAACCCTGAGGGTAGTTATCGTAGCTTCTTCTATTGAAGATTCTTCCTTTTACCCAACCTTGCTGTTCTAATGCTGCTTGTGTGCTTTGTTGAGCAACAGCTACATCTAGATTTTCTATTTCTTCTCTTACTTTTTCCATAATTCGTTTGCTATGATAAATGTACCAAAAAAAAGATACTTTAAAGAACTTTTAAAAGGCATCATTACTAATGCTGAGCCAAATAATACTAAGTTAAAAGCTATATAACTAATAGCCAATAACATTAAAACCATATTAAGCATTGTCTTGAACTGGTGTTAAGATTTCTGAAGAAACTTCTTCGGAAATAACATCTAATGTTTCTGGTTCAGGGGCTGTTGTTTCTGCTGGAGGAGCTGGAGGAGGAGTTGGTCCAGATATACCCTCATTTGCTAATTGTGCTTGAAACAAAGCTTCTGCTTGTTTTTTTGTAACTCTTTCTTTCAAGAAAGTTGATACGTGACCCGTCTCTGATTCAAAGATGTGTCGTTTTTCGTTTTCTGTGTAACTAATTTTCATTTTGGTTTAAATTTAATCTATTAAAATCTTTTCTATATAGGAATACATCTTTCCCAGAATTATATTCTTTAATTTCTTTTTCTGATAATCCAAGTTCTTGAAACTTTTTAGCATACTTATCGTTGTACTCGTTTAGTTGCTTTTTAAGAATACCTTCATTAAAAAAGCCTTTTCTATTTGAGTAAGTTAGTCTATCTGCCTTGTGGAACATAATCCATTCTAGGTTATCTGTAATAACTATTTTTCCCTTAAAGTCTGACAATAAAAATGCTCCGGAAGAAGCCACTGCATCTGTTAAATGTATAATAACTTCTTCATGTCGCAAATTAAGGTAACTGATAAACGCATCCATCATGCAAGTTTCACCACCCTGAGTAGAAAAAAATAAATCTATATACTGGTGTGAATGAATTATATCTATGCAATCTTGTATAGTTTCTTTGGTAATCTCGTCATCAAATATATAGGTGTATCTAATCATTTCCATAATTAACTTTATTTTTCTTCTACTTCTTGTGTTGGTGAGCCAAGATTTTGTACCGTAACTTGATAATCTGGATTTATTTTTTCGTTAGCCAAAGCATCAACAGTGTCTAAATAAGCTTGTCTGCTAATCATACCAAGATGTCTGTGTAATTCTGTTTCTACTTCTGCACCGTCTACTTCTGTTACTTCCACAAATACAAGAGCTGGTACATTTTTTATTTGATATTTTTTCAAAGCATTGCTGCTAGATTCATCATCAATATCGTAACTAGTTATTTCTAATCCTTCCAGTTGTACGGATAAGGCTGTGCAAGGGTTGCACCATTCTGCCCAAAATTTTAATGTTTTAATGTTTTTCATTTTACTTTTTAAATTGTTGTTTAACTTTACTTGAAATTGGAATAGGGTCTCCATTTTCGTCTATTCTTACAAACTTCATGTTTGTGTGAAGTATTGTAGATTGTGAACCTGAGTATACGCTGTGTGAGCGTGCCTCCATATAAATTGTTATTGAGGTGTTTCCTATATCAGAAACTTCACCGTAAATTTTTATTAGTTGCCCCTCTTTTGCTGGCTTTTTAAAGACACATTGGTCTATCATTACTGTAACCATTCGTGGTGTATCACAAGTTTGCATTGCAAAAGCTGCAGCAGCGGCATCCATCCAGGCTAATAGTTTACCTCCAAAAAGATTCCCGTGAAATCCTAAATCTGACTTTTTAATTGGGTGTGTTGATATTAATTCCATTATTGCCAATGTTTATTATAAGTCTCCCACCAAAAAGTTAAGTCTTGAGTATTATTATCATAGTATTCTCCAACAAAATCTGATTTAAAAATACTGTGTATATTCTCATACATTGCCAGTGTAATTATCTGCTCTGGTAATATCTGAAAAGTTTGCTTCAAAAGATTTACTATATTTGTGTAGTTGCCACCTCTTATTATACCAGCTTCCACTAGTAAAATCTTTTTGTCTGTCCAAATAGAATAGTTCATAGCAAACATACTAACTAATGCATGTTTAAAATCTTCATTAAACTCTTGGTCTGGATAAGGGACATCTACACCAAATCCTAAACATATTTCTCCTCTATGTGAGAGTTGATGTCTTATATATTGACCTATTACAGAAGAGTAGTCAGTAGATACCGTTATTACTACGGTATTTTCTGCGTGATAACCTTTTTCTAAGAGTTCTTGCACTAATTTTTCAGAAAGTCTAAACTCATTTTCTTTATTGACTAACAGTTCTTTTCTTATCATGGTTCATAAACTCCTATTATTACTCCTTCTTTATCAACTAATCTATTTAAACCAAATGACTTTGCCATATTGTCTAAAATCTCGTTAAAATTAAATTGCCCAAACCAGTGCATAAATATATGTATATTTATAGGAGCTCCTCCTTTTTCATGGTAGTATTTATAAAACCACTCAATTGGATAATTTTTAGTCCTTACCATTTCTTTGAATTGTTCTTTCATAATATAAATTTTGCTACTTTGGAAGGAATCGAACCTACAACCTGGAAATAAAAATAACCTGCTCTACCTAATTGAGCTACAAAGCACCGGCAATTGTTTCGTCATTGCCTAACGCTGCCCTACGATGCAGGAGATTAGTGTGCTTTTATAGACTGTATGTCTATCAGAGGCAATTCTCATTTACGTCTCTCTAGCCTCAAGAGCCGACTATTATACTAGTTGTAGTAAGTTTGTTTCGTGAGTTAATACCTTTTGGTAATCTTCAGTTTTTTCTACAACTTCTAGAATAACGTTATTAAATCTAACTTCTGCTCCAATATTGGATAAAATTTCCATATTACAATCGTTAGCGGCATCTTCAATCCAAATTTTTGGCTTTTTTTCATCTTCGCCAAACAAAGGCTTCTCTTTTACGGTCTCTATTCTTAATAAGACTCTGTTAAATAAAGGCTTTCCCATTATAATCCTGTATTTGTAATTACACAATCTGTCTGAAGAACAATAGAAGCTACTGCATTAGCGTTTTCAAGGGCTACTTCAAGCACTTTTGCTGAGTCTATAATGCCTTTATCAAGTAAGTTCTGTATTTTACGTGTTTTAACGTTAACTCCTCTACCATACTGCTTTAATTTAGGTTCAAAATCTTCAGTTTTTAGTCCTGCATTAGCTAAAATTTGCTCAAAGGGTTTTCTTACAGCTTGCTTAACAAGGTTATAACCTTCTTTTTGACCATTTCTAAGCTTACGTCTCATTTTGTACTTAGAAATGTACAATAATGTAGAGCCTCCACCAGAAACATAGCCCCCCTCGATTGCCGACTTAACAGCACTAACCGCATCATCTATTCTATCCTTCTTTTCTTTAACTTCAGAAGCGGTAACTCCACCAACAGTGATGATTGCTACAGCATTTCTCAAGTTTTGTAGTCTTCCTTCCAATTTACTTTTGTCAATCTTATCTTCAGTGTTTTCAATCTGAGATTTAATTAACTCAATTCTTGCTTCAAGACGTTCTCCTGGTACTGCTGGAAGAATAACTGTTCTATCCTTTTCACATATAACCTTTTTAGCCATACCCATCTTAATAGTTGTTGGGTACTTAGGGGAATAAACTTCTCCACTTGTAAATATAGCTAAATCTTCTAAAATGTTACCTCTGTTTAAACCAAAATCCGGATTCATTGTAACACATAGGTTAAAAGTACCTTCCAGTTTACCTCGAACTAAGACTGCCATAACAGCTTCGTCTACATCCTCTGCAAAAATCATAATTGCTTTACCTTCAGACTGAGCTTTTCTAATTGGCTCTGCAATATCTGCTACGGAACCAATTTTACCGTCATAAATCAAAACATAAGCATCTTCTAGTACAGCGGTCATGTTTGATTGGTCTGTAATAAAGTGCGGTAATGACCAACCTCTGTCAATTGATAATCCCTCAACATAGTTTACGTTGGTATCTCTAGTGGCACCTTCTTGCACATCTACTTTCCCATCAACTCCAATTTTAGCATACACATCAGCGATTAGTTGACCTAGCTTTTCGTCATTGTTGGCAGATATAGTTGCAATTTGCTTTGTCTCTTCGTAACCGGCATTCTTTTTTAATTTCTTTAGTGCATCTCTTACGTCATTTACAGCTATTTCCATACCTTCACGAAGTTCTACGTGAGAAATCTCTTGTTCTAATTTCTCAAAACCTTGGTTTAATAAATACTGAGCAATAACTGTTGCAGTTGTTGTCCCATCCCCTACTAAGTCTACAGTTTTTCTTGCTGTCTCTTTTATAGCCTTAGCACCTAATTCCTCAAAGTCATCTTCTAACTCTATAGCCTCAGCAACAGTAACACCATCTTTGGTTACGTGTGGAGCAAAACCCATTTTGTTACGGATTATCGCTAATTTACCCTCAGCTCCCATAGTTACTTTAACTGCATCGGCTACTATATTAGCACCTATGATTAAAGATTTTTTGGCTTCTACGCCTGTTTTTAGTGTCATATTATTTTAAATCTTTTGTTGCTTCTTGCATTATTCTTTGGTTTTCTTCGTAGATTCTGATAAATTTAGATTTATCTTTTTCCCAATCTCCGGACATACCTCTAAAAAGAACTTTTAAATCTCCTGACTCTTTAAACGCCTGGTACTGTTTCTGTGCTTCTTGGTTCTCTTTCATACGCTCTACTAGCTAAATTAAATCTCAGATTTTCAAAGTCTTCTTTTTGCAAAAGTTGCAAATCTTTGTTAATTCTGTATATTACTCTGTCTGTTCCATTAAAATCATTCTTCATAACTGCGTTAAAAGCATCATAAGTCTCCATAACTCCAGTCTTTTTGTTTAATGATTTCTCTTTCGAGAAGGAGAGGTATTGGCATACCCCTCCTAATTGACTTTTTACAGCTTTGATATTGCTTGTAAGGTAAAAAGCAATAATCTGCCAATTAAAGTCTTGTGTATTACTCTTGCTCATCTGTTTGAGGAACTAGAGTTAATTCACTTGCTTTTTGTAACTCTTCAATACTTTTAGCAACACCAGTTTCTACATTTCTTTCATGTATTTCCATGATTAACTGTTGTCCCATAATCATATCCGGAGTAAGTTTTGTAGAGTACTGATACCTAACATTAGCTGGGTTAAATGTAGCATCTCTATCTGTAACCATTGTAACTTTTCCTGATTGTAAATCCTCTTGTGAAGGGTTTTCTACAATACTAGAGGTTTCAATATTAACGTATTTTGTTACTTCTGGTAAATAACTTTCTAAGGTAGCATTTATCCCTTGTTCTACAGCAGATTTCATTGCCATAAATTCCTTTGAGGTAATTTCAATTTTTTCGTCACCTAAATACCCGTAGTTTAACGGATTTTTTACTTCTTGTTGCATTTGTTTTCTTTTTGGTTTAATTAATTTGTTCTTTTTTTAAAAATATATAATCATATTTATATTCCATGGGAATTCTATCTATATACTTAACTTTCCAAAACCCAGTACAAAATTCTGAATTACAAGGTTTTAAAAGTTGAGAAACATTTACAATACCACTTTTGTATTGTCTAACTTCTATGAAGTTTGTATGTCCTATAGAATTAACATGTGAAATTCTCATAGCATTGGAAATTTAAGTATTCCTTTTTTATATCTATAAGCAAGGTATAAAAGTAATAAGATTAACAGCCATAACCACCACAAGTCTAATAAAAACTTACTCCAACTAAATTGTTCTTTGCGAATTATTTTTGTATTTTCTACTTTTTTTACTTGAATTTCATTGCTAACAGAATCAATAACTACTTTGTCTACTGTCTTCTTATTTACAAGTACTGTATTATCTCTCTTTTTTTTCTTGCTTAAACGAGCATTTTTATATTTTGTAACTTTACCATCGTTGTTAACGATTTCAATTGGTCTAGTAGTGTCAACAGCTTCGATTACTATTTCTTCTGTTTCAACATCAAATTTTATAGCTGTACTATCCTTAACTACACTATCTGTTTTAACAACAGAGATAGTTTTTGCAATACTATCGGTTTTCTTTTCCTCTTTGTTTACAGTTTTTGCTCCGCAAGAAATAAGTAAAAACGATAAAAATATAAATATTGTTTTCATAACTATTTTTAAATTAAAATGGTAAATCATCATCGTCTTCTAAAGCTGGAACTGGAGCACTTTTTTCAGCAGCTGGTAATTCAACTCTAAGACTTTCTAGTTTAGCTTTTAGTCTAGCGTTTTTTTCTTCTTCTGTTTCTGTATTACTATCCTCTTTTTTCCAAGTTAATCTAGCTTCTTCTCTTTCTAGTAAAGAAAGTAAGAATTCATCTTTTGCTTCTATTGAAGATGCTGAAGGTTTTTTCTTTCCTAATTTTTCAACCCATACAATAGCTGGGACATCCCCTGGAACAAGCTCACCATCTTTATAATAAGAATTAGTGATTTCAGATTTTAGTTTCTCGCCACTAACTTTAATACTAATACCAATTTTTGAGTATTTACTGTCTTCTGGTTTAAAATTGTATCCTGTAACGGTTACGTTTTGACCTTTCTCTAGTAAAGGTAATAATTTAATCAAACTCTCAGCATAAGTATTGTCTACTTGTTTTGACTGGTCGTAAATGTCAATTGGAAGATAATAAATTTCATCGCCTTCTTTAACATTCATGGAAATCTGTTGACCAAACTTTCCGTTATAGATAGAAACGGATTCTAAAATACCGCTTACTCCATCTTTAAAATACTTTCTGTAACTTACGTTACCTTTTGTCGAGATATGTTTTACATAACCATCTTTTTCTTCCTTTGAGTAATCAAAGAAAAGACCTGAACCGAACTCTAACTGCAAATAATTTTTACTTAACGCCATTTTTTAATATATTAATTTTATTTTCTACTTCTTCTACGGTTTCTTTTACTGTAATTGTAAAGTCCGTATCTACATACAATATACATCCAAAGTCTTCATTATCTACCATAAAATCAATTACGCTAGGTTTTATTTTTCCGGCTTTTTCTATAATATTATAATGTTCCTTTTTAATTTCAAAAGTTTTTATACCTTCTTCTGATTGTAATTCCTCAGGTACATCTATTCCTAGTTCCTTATAGAACTCAGCTGTTCTTCCTAAAGAATCTTTCTTATTATCAATAAACTCAGAATCTGAGTCAATTTTCATAAGTTTATCTTGCACTTCTTTTTTAAGTTTTGCAGTGACAACGGTAACTGTAATAAAATCCTCCATTTAATCTTCTTTGTTATACCCTCCTGGTGGGTGTTTGTGTCTTGTAGATAAATATCCTTCTGTTGTAGTAGTAACATAAACTTGGTCTTCTATAGTTTTTACTGTAATATCTGAATCCCAATCAATATCTAATTTATCTACTTTTTTACCATTTAGAAAATACTTAAAGGCTACTTTTTTAGTCATTTTTAAATTCTTTGCAAAGTTACGAATAATTTTTTAATATACCAAATTTATTTTAATTTTTTTTATGCTCGTAGTCTAAAATCTTAGAAATAAGTTCAGACCTATGGTTTGATTTTAACTTATGCCACTTTATTTCTGGGATAGCCTTTGCTAAATCCATAACATAATGTAAACCTGTGTAAGTGTCTTTAATATCACTTTGCTCATTGTCTCCGTTGATAATAATCTTACCTCCTTTTCCTAAACGTGTCAATATTGCTAGCATTTCGTGTTTTGTCAAGTTTTGAGCTTCTTCTACAACTAGTATCTGCCCTCCATCAATAGTTTTACCACGAATATACTGTACTGGCAATCCTTGTATCTGACCGTCTTTTATGTGCTTGTCAACTTTATCTTTATCATAACACTTATATAAGTTATCTCTAAATGCTTCAATATATGGGTCAAACTTATCAGCTAATTCACCAGGAAGAAACCCTAAAGACTTACCTACCTCAACCGCAGAACGAGTAACGTATATGTTGTAAGCCTGCTTTTTAAAAACTAAGTCAAGAACTGTCTGTGCTGTTACTAAGGATTTACCTGAACCTGCGTAGCCAGTAATAACTACAATCTCACTTGAGAATATAGATTCCTTTACTTTCTTTTGGTCTTCGTCAAGAGTTACTTTATATTTAATATCATTTTTTAAAACTCTAGGCTCCCTAGTAGGGGTTGCTTTTTCTTTTGTTGCTCTCATTTTTAATCAATAATTTTTTTACCAAATCTCCTAATAGAAACAGCATCATTTAAGTATCTACAATTCTCTAAAGAGTCTGAACAAATAATAGCTTTTGCTTCTTGGTAAGTTAAATCATTATCATTTGTAGAAAAAGTTAATATCTCTCTTTTAATATCAAACTTTGTACTATTTAGTTTTATAAATTTGTTACTCGAAACATAGGTTATCCAATCACTTTCTTTAATAATATACTCGTAAGCTTTTTTCCGTTTATCTGCCAAAGCAGCGGTTTCTTTTTTACCAAACTTTCTTTTTCTTTTAGTGTAAACGTTTTTCTTACCTATGTACTCAAACTCCACTGTGCTTGTACCTTTTTTCATTAGGGTTAGCTTATAAACAAAGCCCCAAACCTTGGGGCAATGTTTTTGCATATCTGATATGCTATTTATGTCGTAACCTTGGTAATTCCAAACTAATACTGACATATTATAGGATATTAAAATGTTGTCTGATTGTGCTTTCTATCTCATCACACAATTCTACATTATCTCTCAAAAGGTCTTTTACATTTGCTGCACCTTGTCCTAATTTTGTTTCACCATAACTAAACCAAGAGCCTCCTTTTTTAATTATTCCAAGATTTTCGGCAATTGCTAATATCTCACTAGCTCTATCAATACCTTCTCCAAATACGATGTCAAATTCAGTAACTTGGAACGGAGGAGCTAATTTATTCTTAATGGTTTTAGCTTTTACTTTGCTGTTTATTCTATTACCATCGCTGTCGTCATCTCCTTTGCTCTTTCTCATATCAATACGTATTGATGCATAGAATTTAAGAGCTTCTCCTCCAGGAACTGTCTCTGGGCTTCCAAACATTACTCCAATTTTCATACGAATTTGATTAGTCCATAGAAGAACAGTATTTGTTTTACTTACAACTGCTGTTAACTTTCTACAAGCTTGTGACATTAAACGTGCATGTAATCCCATTTTAGAATCCCCCATTTCACCTTCAATCTCGCTTTTTGGAGTTAATGCCGCAACCGAGTCAATTACACAAACTGAAATTTTTCCAGATGCAATCAAAGCCTCTGCAATCTCTAACGCTTGTTCTCCGTTGTCTGGTTGAGAGATAATCACTTTATTCATATCTAAACCTAGATGTTCTGCGTAATGTCTATCAAAGGCGTGTTCTGCATCAATAAAGGCTACTCTTTTGTCTGGATTATCTTTTTGTGCTTGTATCATTGTGTGGATACATAGTGTAGTTTTTCCTGAACTTTCTGGTGCAAATATTTCAACCATTCTACCTTTTCCCCAACCACCCCCTGTGATTATGTCCATACCTAATGAACCTGTTTTTTGTCTTTCCGTTTGTATTACTGTATCTCCTACGATTACAGCACCTTTACCGAAACGTTTATCCATACTAGCAATTACATCTAATAACGGGTCTTTTTCTTCTGCCATACTTTGGTTTTTAATTCTGTACAAAGGTACAAAAAATTATTTATATATTAAAATCCTTTAACTTAAATTTAACAAATGGGCTATCTCAAGTTTTAACCATTTTTGATTTGGGTAGAATGTAAAATTCTCATACATCCATACCAAATAGTTTTTATCTTTTGCTAAAACTGTACTCAATGATTCATTTTTATACTTACCAACTGGTAGTAAACTATCACCTACTTTTAAAGTTTTACTTATAGGCTTAGCTATATTTGCATTCTCTACTCTTACAAGATTTCTTTTTTGCGGTCTGTGTTTTGCATCTATTGGGTAGTTACTCATTAGACTTTCCCCTTTAAAAAGACCCCATCCATAGCCTTCAATAAAGTCTACAGTGAAATCTTCTACTTTACCAAACCTTTCAAAGTTTTCGCTTAAATCTATAACAACAGTCTTTTCTTTATTGTCGTGTATCCTAACACCTCTACCAATCATCTGGTAATAAAGTGCAAAAGACATAGTAGAACGTGCCAAAATTATTGTGTCCAGTTCCGGATAGTCAAAACCTGTTGTTAATATACCCACGTTGACAACAACGTGAATTTCCCTGTTCTTGAAACCCGAAATAATTCTATCTCTTTCCTTTTTAGGGGTTAAAGAACTTACTGACTCGGAACCTGGTATTTTTTTAGATAAAGAGACAGCTTCTTCAATAGTAGGCACAAAAACAAGTATTGATTTAGAGCCCTCAGACAAACAGTAATCTACATTATCTATTATCTGTTTAGCTAAGTCGTTACCCTCGTAGAACTTACGCATACTTTCCTCTGTATAGTCAGAACCTGAAGAATTAACTTTTAAAAATTTATCATCTTGTTCAATAACTCTATACTCAATTGGTGTCCAATGTTCGTCATCTAGCATAGAGTTCATTTGGTGAACATACGCAATTGTAGTAAACAGTTTACCTTTTATCTTTGTCAACATTTTTAACTCGGCACCATTCATTGAACTTTGTAAAACAAAAGGTGTTGCTGTAAGACCTAGAGTATTATTTACACCTAAAGATTTTAAAAAGTCTCTTAATTGAGAACCTGATTTAACTCCTATATGTGCTTCATCAATAATTACTTTTACTTTACCTAAAGTTTTAAGCTTCACAATTTCTTTTTTAATAGAGCCAATAGTAGCAAAAGTAACGTGACCAATTTCTTTTATTCCTGCTGAAGCAGAATATATTGAAGCTTTACCACCAACATTTATAAACTTATCATAGTTTTGTTCAAGCAATTCTTTTGAGGGCTGTAATATAATTACCGGCTCTTTTATCTGCTCTACAATTTTAGCTATAACAATAGATTTACCTGCACCTGTAGGTAATACCAATAACTCTCTTCGAGCTTTAGTACTGCTTAAAATTTCAACACCTGTAATTACAGATTCATCTTGATAATTTCTTAATTTATACATACACTTAATATTTTATGCAAAGATACAAATTATTTATCACATACACAAACATTTACAATATTTTTTATAAAAACTTAACATTATTTTTAAGCAGTCGATGTGTGTTACAATCCCTTGCAACTGCTATATACGCATACGGTAATAAAACACCCCCCTCCCCCTCTTTAAAAGAGAGGAAGAGAGACCAGTTGCGGAAAAACACCTAATCCATTTGACCAACTGTAGATTTTTTGTTTTGTTACTGAAAGACCTATTGCTTATTCGATGACATTATGTTTTTAGAACACCTACTTGCGTAACTTTGGCTGAAACCTAAAACAGCCATGCTCTGGCGGTCTCCATCAAAAAATGATGTCCTCTTCCATTTAGCTTAGGTTTTTACACCGCAACGTGAACCTTTTCAGGTAGCCTCAACGTTATTTTTTATTTTAGTTTGCAAAATTACAAATTATATTTTAATCCTGCAAGCTTTTTATAAAATATTTTTGCAAAATTAAAAATAATATTCTGATTATCCAAATTAGTTAACTATTTATTTAACATTTTTGGAAATTCCAAATATATTCTATATCTTTGCATCATAAACCAAAAATATTTTAAGATGTCAACAAAAGATTATTCATATTCCGATTTTCAGGAATTAAGTTACGAAGAGTTCTATGATTTACTTTGGGAAGATGTTTCAGAGAAAATCGTTTCAACTTTGTATTTAGACGAGTTTGAAGATTTTATTAGCAACCTAACATTTGATATGTTTAGATTATACCAAATGAACAACTGTTTATCTATAAGATTAATATCAAGAATGGTAGAGTCTTTTTTCTTCCACACATTTAGATTTCATCCGTCTACACATAACATTGAAGAAATACAAGATAATTATTAAGTTAAATATTTGTTAATTTATTAGGATAATTCAAAAATTGTTTATAACTTTGCATAAAAATTATAAGCGTGAATTTTCCAACATTAAGAAATAATTATAAAAATGAGATAGACCTTATTGATAAAATACTAAGAGTCTACTCTATATCCCAAGATAAACCACTAAGAAATTTTGAAAGGCTAATACTAATATACTATATTAGAAACGGTTATAATAAAGCAACTAAGGAGTTTATAAAAGAGGATACTGGCAAAAAAGACGGAGATATTAGAGTTGCTGATGTACATTTAAGGGAAAAAGGTTATTTAATGAATCATCCAAATAACCTTAGAATGAGTATACTGTCTCCGGATATGAATAGTATTAGAGAGAGTTTTGTAGTAAACAAAAAAGAAGTTTATGTCCTCCTCTTCCAAAAAGACAAATAAAGCAATTTATTTTACTGAAGATATTATAGAGGAATTATCAGCCAAAACTGGTAAAGATAAGGCACTTTTGGCTGACATTATAAAGCATAATTTATCTTACTTAAAAAAATCAATATCTGAAGATAAAGAAGTAGTAGTTATAAATTTTCCAAATTTTGGAAAAATGTTATTTAATTATTACCTTGGTGGTTGCTCAATTGTTAGGACAACCAACAATAACCTAAAAGCAAAGTTAAAAGAAAAAGTAGGATACTTGTATGATTTACTAACTACAAAAAAAGCAAACAACTTAAAAAACTTTAATAAGCCAATTATTAGTACATTAACATACCATTTACTCGGAAACACCCCAAGAAATATTATAAATACTTTTTATAAAAACTGGAAAATATTAGAAGATAAACATAACCAAGACCATGAGCAATATTTTTAAAAAATTACAATTAGCAATTAAAAGTAGAAGAGAGCATCAAAAAACATTGACACCATTACAAAAAAGCAGATTAGCTATTTGTAAAGATTGTCCACTAAACTCAGACAATAAAGACGAACTAAGTTTATTGGATTCATTTAAAATGAGACTAAATAAAATACTAAATTTTTTAATGAATGTAAGTGTAGATGACGATTCTATATGCACATCATGTGGATGCAACCTTATTTTTAAAAGTTCACAAAAAGACCCAGAAAACATGTGCCCATTAAAAAAATGGGATAATTAAAATAACCAAAAATGAAAATAGAAAGCCAATTTAAACTAGTACAAAACGTAGAAAACGAAAGCTACGACATTAATTTTGGGACCATAAAAAAAGGTACCGATACAAAAGTAGTAATTAATTTTAGTGATGTTAACCACTTATCTGTAACAAAAAGTTGTGGTTGCACAATGCCAACAATTCAGTTACTGCCTGAGGGGGGCTTTAGTCTAACTATAGAGTATGACAACCAAAAGATTGGTGTTATATCTCAAGTAGTATTAGAAAGAATAGTAAATAACAAAAACGAACAAAAAGTAATCACCTTCCATTTAAAAGGAAAAATAGTAGAATAAAATGAATTTCAAAAACAACGCACTTAGAGAATTACCAAATTTCTCAAAAGATTTTCCTGAATATAGCTTAGGCGAAATTCTTTATAGTGTAATAAGAATAACAGGAGCTAAAAAAATTTCAGATTTATTAATTCTTTCTGATGAAGAGATTTTCTCTGCTATAGAAAAAGCAAAAGTACAAGAAAAAGAAGACTAATATGAAACAACTAGAAGAAAAAATCATTAGCTTGTACAATGAGTACAAAGAATTTGATACAGTAGTAAAAGAAAAAAACGAAGAGGTTACAAAGAAAAAAACTTCTGTAAACGAAATTATTAAGGACAAACCTTTAGATGAAATAAAAGATGTGCTACTATATATTTATGTAGATGCCATTTTATCTAATAAAGATTTACAAATTATGTTTTTTAGATTAGTCACTAATATAGAGACTTATTTGGAATTCTCAAAAGAGCCACTTAATGAAGAAATAACAAGCTTCTATAATGAAATGAAAACCTGGTCTCCAAAAAAGGTATTTGTTTTAGAAAAAGGAGAACTAGTAGAGACCGAAGTCGGAGTCCTAGATAAAGCTAGAAAAGAATTTTTAGAAAGCGATTTCTTTAAAGGTATGCTAGAACAAGTAACTAAGTAATGTCTGAATACATTGATAGTTTTATAAAAAGCCACCGTGAGTATTTTAAGAGAAACAAGAAAGTTATTGAAAGTAACTATTGGAACGATAATACAAGACACGAAAAAGGGTTAAAAAGTTTTGCTACGCAAGTATCTTCAATACAGACTTCAGACCCAAAACAAAAGGAAAAGGAATTAGAAAAACTTGAAAAAGAAATACGTTCCTTTGTAGAATCCTCTAAAAAAACTAAAGAGGCTTTATTTAAACAGGAAAACGAGCTTACCACGTCTATACTTGGTAGGCTTTCTGTGTTTATATCTGAATCTGAAGGAGATAAAAATTTAGATAAAAGGCAGGACTTTATAAACGAAACCGTAGAGATAATAGATTTGCACTTAAAAAAATGTGACGACTATTTGAAATACAACATGGATGTTTTAACTCAAGAGGTTGAGACTGAGGATGAGGTAGAATATAAATCATACGAAATTGTTTTTCAAGATTTAGTATTTAATGAAAAAATAAAAATACAAGAGAAGTTAGCAAAACTTAACATAAATAATGAATTAGACGGAGTTAATATAGAATTCTTTAATAAAAAGAAAGCTTCTATTTTAATGAGAGAACCACTATGTTTAGTAAGAGAAGATGTAAAAGAGATAGTAGATAGAATACCTGTTGATTGGGCATTAAGAACATCAAAAGAGATGTTTATCAACATGAATCAAAGAGATATACCTAAGTGGAATCCAAACAAACACTTCTTTGACCAAGACCAAGTTACAATACAGTTTTGGACAGAAGAACTAAATAAAATAAAGCATGGTGTAAATATTAATGGGTATTTTATGCATCCATGGTTATATTTTCATCTAAACTTTTTTAGAACTCCTATACCACAGATAGACGGTAGCGAACCTAATATTCAACCAGATTTAAGAGATAATGAATGGTTTTTTGCAGAGAACTTAGTTAGATGTATTAACAAGGACAATCCAAATTTTTATTCTAAGGCTTTATTGATGTATGGTACCAGACGTTTTGGTAAATCGGTAATACTAGCATCGTTAGCCCACTGGAGAACAATCACAAAGTTCAACTCTTTTGGTTCAGTTATTGGTGGTAACTCTTCTGATATTAATGCTCTTACTAGTAAGATAAAAACTTCTATGACTTATATTGATAAGCCATTGCAGATTGACATATTAAAGCAAGAGTGGGATAATGGGGAGACAACATTTGGTATAAAAGAGGATGCCTCAAACCCAATTATATTTTCTACGCTTATTGTACAAAATCTTGAGTCTGGAGCCAAATCTAAAACACAAAAGACAGCCGGTTTAGCCCCATCAGTATCTATTTATGATGAGATAGGTAAATATGCATTTCTAAAACCATATCTTGCCGCATTACCATCATTTAAAACACCATACGGGTTTAAATGCATTACAGTATTAGCAGGAACCGGTGGAGAAGCAGACTTATCAAAAGATGCAATTGATGTATTATCAAATCCAGAGTCTTATGATTTACTTCCAATGGATTGGGATTTATTAGAAAACAAAATAGACCCGGAATTTATAACTTGGAAAAGGAGAAAGTTTGCTACTTTTTTCCCTGGTCACATGGCATACGAAGATGGTTTTATAAAACAGCAACAAGCTTTTTCTAGATTTTTAGACATAGAAGATGCTGATGAGCTTGATAAAATAATAATACACACTACAAATTGGGAAAAAAATGGTAAACTATTAAAAAGCGTTGTAGAAGAAGCTAAGAAAATTGGGGGTTCAAAAGGTCAGTTATTAGAGCAACAAAAAAGAGTACAGTATCCACTAGACCCAGAGGATTGTTTTATGTCTTCTGAAGAAAACCCTTTCCCAGCATTAGAAGCTAAAAGACATAGAGATTTTTTATTAGAGTCAGGAGATACTGGTAAGAAAGTAACTTTAATGCAAGACAGCACCGGTAAAATATTTTATGAGCTAAATAATAAAGACCTTGCAGAGTACCCACACCCAGGTGGTTTTATTGATGCACCAATAGTTTTGTATGAAGAATTACCTGGAGAAAAACCAGTAGAGTATTTGTATGTAGCAGGATTTGACGATTATAAACAAGAAGAATCAGGAACAGACTCTGTTGGTTCATTTCATATATATAAAGTAAATATTGGTATGGATAAATGGTGTGGTAGAATAGTAGCATCAATTGCTTCTAGACCAGACCCACATAATAAACTATACAGACAAATTTTTCTATTGATGCAAGCATTTAATGCTAAAGTATTTATGGAGAATGCCGATATGGGGTTTAAGGAATACTTAGACAGAAAAAGAGCTACCGATTTATGGTTAGTGGAATCTATGGATTTTAAATCAGATATGACTCAACGCTCTCAAGGTAAAAGACGTTATGGTTGGGCACCAACACCAGAGAATATTAAATTTCTATTTGGTCTTCTTAAAAACTATGCTAGACAAGAATTTGTTATACAAGACGAAGACGGTAATGAAAAGACCATACTTGGAGTACAAATGATTAATGATATTGGTTTACTTGACGAGATGATTTCTTTTAAGAAAGATAATAACGTTGATAGAATGACATCTTTCATGTCTTGTCTTGGTTACGAGTTTTACCTTTTTAACAATTACATGCTACCAAGCACAGCCAATAGAAAACCTAAACAAGAAGAAAATCAAAGGAAAAAGCCAGAAAAAAGTATGGCAGAAAGGCTTTATGGCTCTTCAAATAGAACTAAAAAATACTTTTAAAAATTTAACTAATTTGGTGATAAACTAGTTTATTCGTAAATTTGCGGTTTTAAAAACAAAATATGGACGGTCATAACTTACATTCTTTTTATACTGGTGTTGGAACTTCGGTATCAACAACACACTCCCTACCTACACAAACCGTAAAAGACTCTATAAAAGAAACTTTTGAATGGCAAAAGAAGTGTATGGATGCACTTGAGTCTATTGGAATATCTCAATTAGCAGATAATGTAAAGTTTAGAGATTTGTATAAAATGCTAGAAGGAAGACTAGCTTACTCTGACTATGAACCTGATAACCAAGTTTTAAATAGAGTAAGAGAGTTAGGAGATAATGTAGGTATACCAACATTTGTTAAACACTATGATTTTATAGGTATAATAACAAGACAACTTGTAGGAGAGTGGCTTGAGCAAAAAGACGACTTTAAAGTTGACTGTATAGATGATATTTCACAAAATGAATTCCTACGTGAAAGAACTAGAAAAGTACAAGAATACGCCTTAGAGACATTCAATAAAGAGCTAGAAATCTCTTTAATGAAATCTGGTATTGATACAAATAAACAAGACTTTAAATCTGAGGAAGAACGTCAGCAATATATGCAGATGTTAGAGCAAGAAAAGGCAAAAATAATTACTCCAGCACAAATCGAAAAAGAGATGAAGGACTGGAAGACTAAAGCAGCTGAATGGGGAGAGCATGTCATCGAGAAAGACCAACAAAGGTTCTATATGGACAAGTTGGATAAACAAGAGATGGAAGACTATGTTCTTACAGGAAGATTCTTTAGACACTACTATATTGGATATGACCACTACAAACCAGAAAGATGGTCTCCTTTAGAAACATTCTTTGCAAGAGATGTAATTGCCGAATACCCTCAAGATGGTGAGTATGCTGGTAGAGTTTTCTATATAGCACCTTCAGATATTATTAAAAGGTACGCACATTTACTAAAGCCTGAGGAAATTAAAAAAATAAACAAAAATTATGGTACTGTAGGTAATGCAGGATATGATTCAGCAGTACATAATTGGAAACAAGAAATGAATAATGGCATGTTTGGTCAAGTTCAAACAATACCTTTTCACAACTTTTATAATTATGATTTAGGTTTACAAATACAAAACTCATTGGATATTCCTATGGGGGAAGTTCTTGTTGATACTCCAGACGGGCAACAAAGAATACCTTCATGGTTAAGCCCAATGCAAAATCAAAATCATTTAGGATATAGATATAGCTCTTTACAAAGAGAAGATATAATAGTTAGAAAAGACTTATTACAAGTTACAGAAGCATACTGGAGAAGCTGGAAAAGAATGTGGTTTTTAAACTACGAGACAGAGCAAGGTTATACAGATACAGCAATTGTAACAGATGATATTCTACCGGAATTTATCAAAGAAAATGGTATCAAAAAAATAACTACTAAAACACTAAAAGATATACAAAAAAATCTTGAGGTTAATACTATGTACGAGTTTTGGGCACCGGAAATCTGGAAGGGTATCAAAATAAATGCAGGTAATTCTTTCTTAACAGACAACTTATATTTAGGTATTGAACCACTTGAATACCAAATTAGAGGAGAATCTAACATATTTGATGTTAAGATACCTATTGCCGGGATTATAGCAAACTCAGTAGCACAAAAACTTAGACCTTACCAAATCGGTTATAACATCTGTTTAAATCAGATATTTAATCTATTAGAAAAAGAGATAGGTATGTTCTTCTTGTTTGATATAAACTTTTTACCGTCTGAGTATAAGGATTATGGAACAATTGAAGAATCACTTGAAAAATTAAGAGACCACGCAAAAGATATTGGGCTAGTTCCTTTAGATACCACAAAACAAAACATGGGAGGTGCAAACCAAAGCATGAATACTTTTATGGTACAAGACGTATCTTTTGATAAACAAATTAGGAGTAGAATGGAGCTTTCTGAATACTATTTAAGAAAAGCTTTAGAACAAATAGGAATAACACCACAAAGGTTAGGACAACCAACTGCATACGAAACTGCAACCGGAGTAAAACAAGGCACAGAAGCCTCTTACATGCAAACTGCTGATATATTTAACAATATGTCCGTTGCAAGAAGAAAAGCTATGGAATTACACTTAGCGGTAGCTCAGTATTGCCAGAAAGAATACCTAGATGTAGATTTTGTATTCTCTACTTCAGATGGGGATAAAAACTTTATGCACCTTTCTGACCCAGACTTCCCACTTAGAAGAATTGGAGTTTTACCAATAAATGACCCTAAGAAACGAAGAGAGCTAGAAACAATGAAGCAAGCACTTCTAAACATGAACACTTTAGGAAATGACTTGTTAGATTACGCAGAGCTATTCTCAGCTGATACTATGACAGAGCTTGTAGCAATAGGAAGAAAAGGTCGTACAGAGAAACAAAAAGAAGTTGATGCACAAAGACAGCACGAACAAGAATTAGCTGATAAACAGATTCAAGCAGCAGCTGCAGAAAAAGACAAAGACAGACAGTTTGAAGCTTCCGAAAGTCAAAAAGATAGAGAAGCCGGAATTATGCGTGAAGAAATTCAAGCACAAGGTAGAGCCGCTGATAAGAAAGCCGACCAAGCCTCTTTCCAAAACATCAGCAAACAGACTGATATGGCTTTAAGAGAAATTAAGACTAATAGCGACATCCAATTAAGCCAGGATAAATTAGAGTCTCAAAATGCTTCAGATGCTAATAAACTAGCATTGATGGATAAGCAATTGCAGTTAGAAGTTAGAAGACTAGAACAGAAAGATAAAGAGATAGCTAATAATAGATACATAGCCGAAGTAAATAAGAATTAAAAATTTTTTAACATATTAAATAAAATTTAACAACTAAAGTTAGGGGAATACAAGATTTTAACGAATTTTGTAAATCAAAAAAACTTTATTAATTTTGCACCAGAAAATGAAAACAAACCAAAACCAAGAAGAGTTATCATTTGAGCAATTAATGGAATTTAACAATTTCAGCTTAGAGGATGATGGAAAAAAAGAAGAAGTCGAAACTGATATTACATTAAGTAATGAGGACGATGATGAAGACAAATCAAAAGACGGAATCCAAAATCCGGATGATGATACGGACAAAGACAAAAAGAAAGATGAGCCTAAAGAGCCTGAAACTAATATTACATTAGTAAACTCTGATAGTACTTATCTTGATATTGTAAAAGAAAGATTAGATTCAGGAGAATGGGATGACTTAGTTATCGAAGACGAAGAAGGTAACGAAGTAAAACTATCTGAATTAAAAGATATTGACAAAGACACATTCAAAGCTTTAGAGAAAGAAATCAAAACTCAAAAAGATACTGAATTTAAAGAGAAGTATGTTTCTGTTGATGGATTAGACGAAGTTAAAAAACGACTAATCAATATTGTAAAAGAGGGAGATTTAGATTTAGCAAAAGCTTTATTCCAAAATCCAGCCGCTTTACAAGAACCCTTCCAAGGATACGACAATGACAATGACGACCATAATGAGGATGTGCTTGACTGGTACTACCAAAAAGGATTAGGGCATAGTCAAAAAGAAGCAGCTGCTTTAGTAAGAGCCGCAAAAGAGGATTTAACGCTAGACGTAAAGGCTCAAAAAATTGTAGAGTATCAAAGAAATCAATTCTACACAAACTTAAAAAATAGAGAACAGCAAATAATAGCTGAAAAAGCTAGGGAGCAGGAAACTATTAAAGAATACAGAAAAAACTTATCATCTGAACTTAAACAAGAGGGTCTATCAGAAAACCTAACTAGAAAATTTGTTGATGTAGCTACAAAGACAGACAATACAGGTAATTATGAGATTGACACCATTTACGATGAATGGATGAGTGACCCTAAAAAAGCAAAGGAGTTAATTTACTTTATGCTTGATAAAGATAACTACCTTAAAAAGGTAACAGCAAATGTTAAAAAAGACGTACAATTAGATAATCTAAAAAGAATCAAAATTGTACAAGATGGTTCTAGAGTAGAAAAACAAAAGAAAGAGGAATCAGCTCCAATTACTCCGTTTGAAACAATAAACTTTGAATAATAACAATTAATAAATAAACAAATAAATTTAACTAAAAATGGTACAACAACAAAACATCCCTTTCATTGTGAATGGAGACCAAGTAATAATGTTTACCGATAAGAAGACAGTTTCTTCTATCAACGGTGCGCAAGACTTACCTTCACTTTATTCATGGTACAAAGAAGACCCAAATAAACATCACTTAGGTTTGATGAATTTATGGGGTAAGCAAGCAGTAAGAAGCTACGGTATTCTTCGTGAATTATTACAAAACAAATCAATCCTTGAAGTTAACGGATGGGACGGTGGATTTACGTATGACATTCCAGTTGAAGAGTACAAAGGTTGCTACACAACTCGTGATATGTCTAATCAGGCTTATCCTGGAGTAGATGGAGGTTCATTCAAAATAACTTTGAACAAAGCTTACACTACTGGAGACGTATTAACTAACAACAAATACTACGGACAACAAATAATTGTTTCTGGTGAAGTACCTGTTGTTGCAGTAGGAGAAGGTTGGGAACACACAGTTAAATTAGCAGACAATGACAAGAATACTTGGTTCTTGCCTTCTAACTTAGCTAAAGGTATCCAATACTTTAAAGTAGGTCACGCTATCTTAGGAGAAAGAGGTACAAACTTCTCTCACTTTGATATGCCTGATACAGTAGGTACAATGAGATGTGAATTCCGTTTAGGTTCTGCATCTGGAGTTGAAGCTTACATCACTGGTATGGCAGATTCTAAATCTTTCTCTGGTGCTGATGCTCAATCTAAAATGTACTTAGACAAGTTACAATCAGAATTTGACGGTAATGAATATGCTATCTTAGCAAACATGACTACTAAGAATGGTAAGAAAATGCCAGACTTAAAAACAGCTAGAATCGGAGCTACAATGGAGTTCTTAACAATGAGAGAATTAGAGCGTTTAACTGCTCAAAAACTTTTATTCCAACGTGCTGCTACAGTTCGTGATTCAAATGGTGTTGCTAGATTAAACGAAGGTTTATGGCACCAATTACGTAGAGGTAAACTTATTAAGTATGGTCGTCCAGGAGGTATTACTCGTGACCATTTAAAAGAATCAGCTGAGTACGTATTCCGTATTAATCCATTCAAACAAGACGTTGAAAGACGTTTGAAATTCAAATGTGGTAAATACGCTTACCAAAATATTTTATCAATCTTCTCTGATGAAGTAAATGCACAAAACTCTGCATTGAACACATTCTTAGGAATTGAAAGAACTATCCCTAACCCAGTTCGTGGTAACGACCCATTCAATTTGGAATACGTGCCAATCCGTTTCACTAAAGTTTTCATTCCTGGTATTGGAAACATTGAAATAGAAGAAGATACATCATTGAACATGATGGAAGGAGTTGACCGTTTAGCAGGTGGTTTCCACCCAGAAAACTTGTCACCAACTGCTTACTCAATGGTAATCTGGGATGTGGATGACCAACAATATTCTAACAACAAGCAGTTACCAAAAGGTTCTACTTTAGTTGAAGGAGGTAATGCTGGAGCTAACATCTACTTAGTAAAACCACAAGGCGAAATGTGCTACTGGGGTACTACTAATGGTCGTTATGACTACAGAAAAGCAGGAGATGTAATGTCTTCAATGAAACAAATAGGACAAGAGTTCTGGGCGTTCAACATTGCAGATATTCACGTTAGAGACTTAACTCGTTTCGTTATGATTGAATTAGACGAAGCAGCAAGAAAAGGCTTTAACTAATATAAAAATTGTTAAATATTCTTTACCCCACTTTAACCGGTGGGGTAAGAAATTTAACGTATTTGTATTTTTAAAAAACAATTCGTAATTTTGCATCACAGAATCAAACCAATAATATTCTGCTAGATTACAAACAACCCAACAACAGAAAAAGAAGTCAAGTAACCAAAAAATTAAGACATAATGGCTCCAATAGCAAAAAGTAAAAAGGAGGAAAGCAATGTTATCTTAAAAATCTATGATTTTGAGATTAAAAAAGACACGCTTTACGAAATAAAAGAAAAGTTAGATACCTCAGCACCAGATGGTTTTAAGGAATTTAACACAACAAAAGTTCTAAGTGATATAGTAGTTGATACTTTTCCTGGAGCAATTTTTGATGAAGAAAGAGGAATTTGGGATACAGGTTTGTACCCTACTTCAAAAGCTCTATCTAGAGCAATATCCGATATTGATGCTAGAACCTTAGCATTAAAATCCCTAAAAACAAACATTATAAATCCGATAGAAGAGGAAAAAGGAGAAAATATCCTAGACCACACTTCTAATAACAACCATTTCTGGGACTCTTTTAGAGTAGAATGTCATAGAGGTAAACTTTTTGACACTGCTAAGACAGAAGACTTATTAAGATTATACCTTTTGCTAGTACACAAAAGAGTTACACCTAAAGAAATGGAATCTCATCCTGAATTTAAGCAGCCAATCTCAATGTATTGTATTGTTGATAAAGACAGTTCAATGAGTAGAGAAGCGGAGAAAGAAATGAGAAAAGCAAAAGCTTCAGCTTTATTCTACACTCTATTAACTACAGACCGAGATGGTTTGTTACAAGTATTAGAGTACTTAGGAATAAACGCAACAAAAGCTAGTGATGATGCTGTACTATATACAGTCTTTGGCAACTTTATCAACTCAAAAGAAGATAAATTCCAGAATGACAAAGTATTTATTGATGCAGTAGAAAAATATCAAACAGAAGACGGAGCTGAAGAGCTTTACATACACTCAAAATTAAAAGAGCTTTATATTAAAGGTAAAGTTAAATACAAAAAAGGAGAAGTATGGATGGAGGATGTTTACGTTGAAAATGGTTGGAAGAACTCAGCAGCAAAAGTTAGAGTGGACCAAGAGCTAAAACAAATCTTTGCAACTCTTCTAGAGTAATAAAAATATTAATTGGGGAGTTACCCGGCTCCCCATTATTTAAAAAACAAAGATGACTACTACAGAACAAGCCTTTATAAAATTTCAGATTAAAATTAATGAAACTTATGAGAGTTCTAAGATAGGAATTGATAGAGGTAGATTTGTTATACTATTTAATGAATCTCAAAATAAAATGATTGAGTTTATACTCAGCAAAAAAGGTACAGACGACTACACGTATATTCAAAACATACTAGTACCTAATAAAGAAATCCCAAGAGAAACTTCAATAAGCGATGCTGATGTATTTTTGATGCCGGAAGATTTATTAAACTTCTCATCAGCTTATTCCACAGCAACAAAAAATAATTGTAATGGTGTTAAAATAACACTCTTTGATATTAAAGACGACAATAAGACTGAGGTATTACAAGATGAATTTAACAAGCCTTCCTTTATAGCCAGAGAAGCACCACTTTCAATGGCTAATGATAGAATCTTCTTATACAAAGAAGATTTTACACACGATAAACTTTTTTTATCTTACTACAGATACCCCCTACAAATAAAACTTTTAGACCCGGATAATCCAGAAAGCCCATTTGACCCTGCAACTAACCCAGAGTTTGATGACCTACTTTTAGATAGGATATTATCTTTAGCATCTAGTGAATTTGAAATAAATACAGGAGACCCAAAATTCCAGGTAGACAGAGTTAGGGCAACTGAACAATTATAAATAGAAATACTAAATTAATAAAAATAACAACTAAAATTAAAATTAAAAATGGCAAGTCACGCACCACAAACACTACTTTTTGTTACCAACGAAGGTTCGGTAGCAACTTCAGGCGGTTCTACAAGAATCGCTAAAGGAGAAATTGGTCTTGTTGATAAAGGAGGAGTACCAACAGCATTAGGTATGCCTGTAGTTACTTCTGTAACATCAATCGCAACAGACAGAAACAGATTATACGAATTGAGATTAGGTATTGCACCTTTGACACCAACTCGTTCTCAATCAAACAAGGCATACTCTACAGTACCTTTCAAATTATCAGAGATTGTTGACGTAAAAGTTAACTATCCTAAAATGGGAGTTTCTGTTGATGAATTCTTGATTGGATATGATGGAATCAACGCAAGCTCAGCGTTAGTAATGAGTAATGGGGATAATGAGGTAATTGACATTACTTTATTCGGAGAAGCTATCGGAATGTTAGGTTATCCAGAAGCAAAAGTAACTGTTAAACTTCATTTAGAAGCTCCAAACACAGGAACTTTCACAATGCACCAAATTGTTGAAGAAGGTGTTAAACGTTTAAAAAATGTAACTTTAGTAGGCGGAGTTCCTATTACAGAATACATTGATATTACTCCAGTGAATAGTACTAATGTAAGTTTAGCGACTCTTCAACAAAACGATGTAGTTTCTACTTTTTACAAATTGACTGTAAAAGATAAAGGAAACCATACTGCATTAGGATTAGTTCAAGCACAGTACCATAATTTATTAGTAAAAAGAGAATCTTATGTTCCAGGAGCAGGTGAAGCAGGAGTTTCAACTTACGTTGTAATTGGAGCCTCTTTGCCAGCAGCTTATTCATTATCAGTAGCTTCTCTAGCAGATGCTAACTGTGATGGTATACCTGAATTAACTACTACTACATCTACAATTGCTTGGGTAGCAGGAGCTAGTTGTGCAGCAATTCAAAAAACTTACACTTTACAATTGAAAGATGATGATTGTGGAAATAATAAGTTAGAAGCAGTAAGAACAGCTTACCCAGAACTAAATATCTTAGTAGATACTGTAAGTTCAAACTGGACACAATCAGTAACAGCTACAGTTGGAGCTTCAGGGGTATTTAGTATTTCTGTAGGTGGAGTATCATACCCACAAGCTTACGCAACATCAATGGCAGCTACAGTTACAGCTTGGTTAGCTACACATGGTGCAGCTATCACAACAGCTACAGGAGCAGTTGCAACAAACCCAAGTGCAGGCGTAATTACCTTTACAGATTTATCTGAAGGATTTACTCCAATTGCTTTAGGAGCAACAAACACCTTTACAGCTACAGTTGGAGCTTTAACTAATACAGGAACAGCCACTACAGGTGGATGCCAAACTGTTTACAGAACAGAAGTTACTTCTAATATAGTATGCGAAGAGTGTTCTCCAGTTTTGAGAGACTTATTTATTACTGTTGACCCAGCACCATTCCAAGGAGTTCATTGGGTAGCAGCACCTACAACTTATAGTTCTACTGCATTAATGGGAATCCGTTTAAAAGGTAAAATAAATATCTTAGCAGGTGGAGAAGAGTACAGAGACGAGTTACCATTCGTATATAGCTCTACAAGATTATCTATTGCAAATGCAGCTCCAGGCATGGTATCTGAGTCATTTAACATGGGAACTAATGGCAGATTCAAAGTTAAATTGTTGTCTATTGCAACTGAACCAGAAGCAGTAGGTGGGCAATTCTACGATATGGAAGAAAGAACTAGAGTTTACTTTGAGAATCGTCAAAGATTGGCAGGTAATAACTTTGGTAAATTAGTATTAGGACAGGAATCTCATTTGAAACCTACTTCTCAATACGTTGACTATGTTGTAAGCGTTAGAACAAATAGATTCGCTCAATCATTCTCAGGAGAGGTAGTTGAAAACTTCGATTACCACATCTTAGTAGAAGTTGGTAAAGCTTCAGCAGTTCACTCGTTGTTAACCACATTAGCAGCAGGGAACGGTATTACTTTACCAGCATTAGTATCAGGATACTAATAAAAAAAAAACAAAAGGAGGAGCAAAACACTCCTCCTTTTTTTATTTTAACTATTAAAATTGAGAAATAAATGAAGACCTACATCGCTTATTTTTTTACTACCCTTCTATTATTTTTCGCTCCAATACAAGGACTATTAATATCGGTAGCAACAGCTATTGCATTAGACACAATATTTGGGATAGCAAAAGCAATAAAATTAAAAGATAAAATAACTTCCAGAAAGTTAAGCAATATAGTTTCAAAGTTTGTATTATATCAAGCAGCAGTATTATTAATATTTACCATAGACACATTTTTATTAGGAGAGTTTTTTAAACTTTGGTTTTCAATACCATTCTTCTTCACAAAAATTGTAACAATAATATTGATATTTATAGAAACTGTTAGTATAAAAGAAAATTTTGAACAGGCATTTAAAGTAAATGTTTTTAAACTAATAAAAAACTTCTTAAAAAGGGGAGTAGAAATAAAAGAAGACATAGACATATTAAAAAACTAAAACGATGGTAACAAGTAAGCAATGTTTTGATAAATGGGGAGACCCATTAACAACACATGATGAAGGAGTTTATATGATTATGTGGGATATACCTACAGAATTAGAAATAGGAATTATCCCTAAAAGATTATACTGCAACAAAGCAATGATTGCCCCATTAACAAATGCGTTTAAAAATTTAATTTCTAGAGGATTTGTAAAGGAACTTAAAACTTGGGATGGATGCTTTAATATTAGAAAAAAAAGAGGGCTATCTTCTCAAAGTCTACATTCGTGGGGAATAGCTATTGATGTAAACGCTTTTGAAAATGGTCTTGGTAAAACTCCAAAACTATCAGCAGGCTTTGTAAAATGCTTTACGGATGCAGGATTTGATTGGGGTGGAACTTGGACTAGAAAAGACGGAATGCACTTCCAATTAAAAAGTATATAAAATGGAAAGAAGACCATTAAAAAATGTATTGTATGTTTTTGGTGTATTTTTTTTAATATATTTATTTAGCTTAATATAAAAATTTAAAAAATGAAAAACTCAGTTACAACAAATAAATACCCATTACCAAAAGATAAAATTTGGACAAGATTGCCAGAAAGAGTTCAAGCACTAGAAGATAACGCACCTAATTATAAGTCATTTGTTGG